TTGTCAAAATATTATTTTTCTGAGCGTGGCGTTGCTAATAAAGTGTTAAAGTTAAGTGAGAGAAAGTCGAATAATTCTTTTGATATTAGCGAGATTTATAAAAAATTGCGTGTGCCAAAAAATAAAAAAGACATAGAGCATAATATTATAGGAAAAGAAGATGGCGATAAGCGCTTAATAGAACTTAATGTAAAACAAAAGAAGAATGTTTTCGGAGAATACGATGGCTAAGAAAAAACAAAAAATAAATGATGACATTTCAATTGCCGCATTGATCACTAAGAGGTTTGGAAAATCTGTTCAAACAACACTTGAAGGGCTTGAGCCACCATACACAATTCCTACAAACGTTATGTCTATAGATAAAATTATTGGAGGCGGTATCAATCCAGGAGTTACAGAAATATATGGAAACGAGGCGGCTGGAAAAACAAGCTTGGCGCTTAGGCTTGTATGTAACGCACAAAAGCAAGATATGGAAGCATTTTATATTGATATGGAGCGTGGGTTGACAGCTTCTCTTGTAGACACTGTAGATGGATTAGACAAAGACAGATTGCGAGAATGTTTTTTTAGACCCAAGAGTGGCAACGAGGCAGTCGATATGTGTGAATTGATTATAAAGCAGTCTCCTAAATCTTTGATTGTGTTAGATTCAATTCCTGCGTGTATTAGTGCGGCACAAATTGAAGAAAGTGCAAACAAAGATTTTATGGCACCAATAGCCCGTATTTTTTCTACTTTTTTGCCAAAGGTAAAATCACTCCTTTTTGAACAACAATCATGTCTCATACTGCTAAATCAGCTTCGTGACAATCTTAGTCCTTATGGAGCCAACGACAGCACCCCTGGAGGAAGAGCAATAAAATTTTATGCAGACAGGCGCATACAATTGAAAAAATCTAAGAGAATAGAAAAATCTAAGAGAACCATAGGAAACTATGTAAAAATACAATGTGTAAAAAATAAATTTGCAGCACCATATCAAGCGTGTGAAGTCCCATTAATTTATGGGAATGGATTTAGCGCAGAGCTTGATATTGCTCTTATTGGTGTACAATGTGGAATTGTCAAAAAGAGCGGTGCGTGGTATAGCTATAATGATTACAAATGGCAGGGAGAGATAGGATTAGCGGAAGGGCTTGCCGAAAACACAAAGGCATTTGACAGTTTGAAAAATGAAGTAATGGAGCTCCTTTCTGAATGAAATTAAAAAGACTTAATGGCTACGAACAAATAATCAATATAAATAAAATAAAAAATAGAAAAAAAGAAAATGTGTCTATCAATCATCGAAATGTTAAAAGTGTGCTCAAGAGTCTTTTCCCACATCTAAGTATTATAGAAGAGCTACCTATAGATGGACTTTTTCTTGACTTTTATATTTATGAATTATCAACGGCAATAGAAGTCGATGGCAGTCAACATAAAAAGTTTACTAAATTTTATCACAATAATTATGTCGGCTATTTAACAGCAAAACAAAATGATTACAAAAAAGAACAACTTTGTGATCTCAATAATATAAAACTTATAAGAATTTGTCATACAATTGCAAAAAATATTGACAAAACAAAACGATTAATTTTGGAGAAGATCAATGGAAGATGAAATGGGCAAATTAGGGCAAAAGCTAAAAAAGTGGTCACAAGAAACAGTTGTAGATGTGAAGGCTGCAAATGAAAGGGTTGAGTCTATCCTTAATGAACAACCAAAAAGTTTTCAAAGCCTCAGCTTGAAGCAATTAGAAATTATACTAATGTTTCTATCACAATATATTGTTTTTTTATCAAATGAGTTATCAAAAGCGAAAAGCCTAAAGAAATATTTTCAAACAAAATTTAATGATAGGCTTGCTCGTATTATGAGCTCACAAACGCTGAAAGGCAAAAGCAAAGATGAAAGAATGCTTGAAGCACGCAAAAGCGACAAACAGCTTTCTGATATATTTTATTTGATGGAAGAACAAGTGGAAAAGGAAGAGCGACTTGAAGCAATGCCAATAGCACTTAACACATATCTTAGCACAATAAAAAATGTTTATTTCCGCAAGCAAAGTGAAGCAAAGAAGGGAAGCAATCGGTATGAGTAAAGATGAAAAACTAATAAGTAGACATACTGAATTTAGTTTGCTTGCAATTATAGCACAAAATCCAAAGTTATGTATTGAAATAGATGAGGAAAGTGTAACATATAGAGATTTTAGCAATAGATATTATAGTGAAATATACCAAACCATTAAAGATTTGGCGTGCAATAACATAGCGGTTGAACAAGCATCTTTAATAAATAAAGGACAAGAATTAGGATTTTCTTTCTCCAATGTTGCTAAAGTAAAAGAAAATATACATAAGTTGTTTGATACAAGTGTTGATTATAAAAATATAGAGATATATGCTGGAAAAATAAAAAGCCTTAGCTTTAAAAGACAATTGTTAAAAATATTAGATCAGTCAAAAATAGCACTAAAGGATGCTGATACGGCCACAGAATCTTTGGAAATTGTAGAAAATAATATACATGAATTTGTTCTTGAAAATATTAAAAAAGATTCAATTGTAAGGGTTACAGATGTAATTGAAGAAACATTGCAAAAATTTGCAGACGACCCTGTTGTTGGACTTACGACTGGCTTTGAGACATTAGACGACGCAATAGGCGGCGGTATACGCCCAGGAACAATGACTTTTATCTGTGGGCGTCCAGGACAGGGCAAGTCTTTATTGTCTGTACATGCGGCGCTACAGAACGCAATAAGAGGGTATCCGACCCTTTACCTTGATACAGAACTTGGACAAGAAATGATAGTAACAAGAGTAACTGGAGCGTGGGCTAACCTTGGGTTCAATAGGATAGAAACTGCACAATGGATGAAAAATGAAAATGAAGTAGAAAGATATAACAATATTAAGCGATTATTTCCAAATTTTCCGCTTTTCTATGAAGATGCTGTAGGAAAAAGCGAGCAAAGCATTATTTCATCAATCAGAAGATTTGTAAATAGACATGTAAAATTCGATAAAAATGGGAATTATAACAAATCTTTTCTTGTTTTTGATTATTTCAGACTTGATGTTGATAGGGGAAATGGTAATGAAAAAGAATATGAAAGACTTGGGAAAGAAGTAAGCAAATTAAGAAATGTCGCTCAGCAATATGGTATTTCTGTACTGTGTACAGCTCAGTTAAATAAAGAAATGTTCATTGCTGGCTCAGACAGAATAAGACATAACGCCGATGCCGTTATATATTTTCAAGAAAAAAGTAGGCAAGAAAGAATGATGGATGATAACGAAGGAACACATAAGTTTTTAATAGATAAAGTCAGGGCTGGAAAAGGAATTAAATTTAACGAATATATAGGGTTTAAGGCAGACAAAAGTTGTGGATTTTTTAAGGACACAGGAATTGGTAGGTTAGTGGAAGACATTGAAGATGATCAGTGAAAAACAAACACACAAACTTAATTTTTATTTTAAACACATCCTTGATTATTTTGATTTGACAAAACTTATTGTTATAGAAGATGGGCGTGAAATAAGAATGCCGTGTCCGATTCATGGTGGAGATAATCCAACTGGGTTTAGTTGGGACAAAAAATATCAAAGATGGCGCTGTTGGACAAAGGGATGTCATGAACGATATGGAATAGATGCCAAATCATTTATTGATGGAATGCTTGATGGAAGTCCTGATCCAATTACTACAGAAGAAATAATGCATCTGATATTTAATGAATATGAAGATACAGATATGGATTATTCCTACAATGTTCAAGATACAAGAAAAATAGAATTTGAAGAATTTAAAGATTTAAATATATCAGAAAGATTATGCGGTTTACATGCAATGAGGTGGGGCATTAGTAAAGGCACAATAGATAGATATCTTGTTGGTATTTATCCAACAATTACTCAATATAGAGTTTTGTTTCCAATTTTTGACAGCAAAGGCACTATTGTAGGAGCGACAGGCAGAGCTATTCGTTATGACAAAAATAATAAAAGATTTCCTAAATGGAAGCATTATAATTTTAGAAAAAGCGGTTTGTTTTACAACATACATGCGTTTAAACCAAATAAAAATACAGCAATTATTGTAGAGGGTCCAGCAGATGTTTTAAAATTAGAATCTGCAAATATACACAACAGTTTGGCACTCTTGGGTAGCGATATGAGTAATGAACAGAGAATTGCACTAGATGAAATAGGCATAAAAAATATTTATCTTTGCCTTGATAACGACAAGGCAGGATGGAAGGGAACTGAAAAAATAGGTGTAATGTTAGAAAATCACGGATATGAAGTGTCTGTGCTAACTTTTGATAAAAAATATAATGATGCAGCATCAGTTCCACTTTTTTTACTTAAAAGAAAAGAATTTAATTTGGAGGGCTTCCAACAATGGCTATCGAAATGGGAAAAAACCAAAAAAACATTATAGGAATTTTTGGGAAAAAACAATCTGGTAAAACAACATCGTATAAATTTATTGAAAAACATGTTCCACTTAATTTTGTCGTACAAAAATTTTCATTTGCTGAAAAACTAAAGCGACTAACTGCAGATATCTTTAATGTTGATTATAATAAGCTGGTTGGAACAGAAGAAGATAAAAGCTCACCTACACATCTCTATTGGAGCGATGTAGATTTGATGATAAAACTTTCGTTTTTTGGGGCCAACCACGCATTTCAACATGGCAAAATAACACATCGACAATTATTGCAACTTGTTGGAACAGATCTTTTCAGGGCTATCAAAAAAGATGTGTGGGTAGAGAACACTATTAGAGCAATGGAAAAATCTCAAGCAAATCTCTGCGTGGTAGATGATGTAAGATTTGAAAATGAACTTGAAGCTATAAGGAATGCTGGTGGATATCTTGTTAAACTATATAGTATTTTTGATTTAGGTGTAGATACGCATCCTAGTGAAAGCCTTTTTGATGAAATGCCAGACAATTATTTTGATTTTGCAATACGTGATTATAATAAAGAAAGGACAATCAAACAACTTGATACTGAGTGGGCAAGAATAATTAAACAAATTTTAAGGGAGAGTAATTGATGAGCATTAAAGAAAATCTATTAGCATTAGATGAAAACAAAAACGAATTGTTATTTATGGAGATTTCTAAAGAGGAAACGCAAGCTGGTGATTTAACTGTTAGAGATCAAACAGGATTAAAGCCGCTATATTTTAGACAATTAAATTTTGAACAAGCTTTTGGTCGTATCACTAGGGGCAAACAGGTTACAGTCATTAAGAGAGAATCTGAATTAGGTAAACTTTATTTACAAGAGACAAAAGGGAATAATGATGAAAATTCATAAAGTGAAACACCTGTCTGCATCATCTATAAAGTCATATAAACAATGCCCGTTCAAATTCTTTTTGCAATATGTGCTGAAAATAAAGATGCCATCAAATTACCCTGCAGACTTGGGCTCGTTTGTACATGATGTATTTGAGCAGATTGCTAATGGCAAAATAGATTCCAACACATGGATTGATTATGCTAAGCCAAAGGCACACACATTGCACAAAATAGCAAAAGAAGACAAAAACAAAGACCCAAAAGATGTATGGACGGATATTTTTTGGCTGGTAAATAAAGTCTTTGATAGGCCAGATAAATTTAATCCTTTGACATGGAATACTATTGCAGCAGAAAAACAGTTTAATGAAAAACTTGATTCTGGAGCAGTTATAAAAGGTTTTATGGATTTAGTAATAGAAGAAGATAAAGAAACTCTTTTGGTTCTCGACTGGAAAACCGGAAAGCATACAATGTCTCAAAAGGAAGCGCACCGTGATGCTCAGGTATTAATGTATAGAATAGCTGCAGAAATTCTATATCCTGGCTACAAATATTATAATATTTGTCTCGACTATTTGCAGAAGCGCCCAGTATGGGTAGCACCAACCGACAAAATGGTGAAAGGTGCAAAAATTGCCATAAAAAGATACTGGAACATATTAACAGCAATGACAGAGGTGCCTCGTCGCCAATGGGAGGAACCCAACTTTAGATGCAAATATTTATGCGACAGACAAACATGCGATGCAAAGTGGAACGAATTAGTCAATTCATAATTATCGAAAGGAAAAAACTATGAAGTATTTTATTACAATTATTGTTACACTGTTTACATTTTTTGGATGCCACAACGACAATCATGACACACCAAGCAATAGTCCAAACGTTTATAATGTAAGTGGTAAATATATCGCAAAAGAGAAAAGTGTTAAAGTACAATGGAAGCTTTTTGAAGAAAATAAATGTGAATCAATCGATGTGTTGAGAAATAATAAAATTATTGCTACAGTTGATGGAAACGCAAAACAATTTGTTGATGTTAATCCACCCAATGGAACAAATTTTTATAATGTATCAGAAAATCCAAAAGGCGATTGGCTACAGCCTCCGAGCATTGCGATTGTTGTATGGGAGCCAGAAAGGATTAGTGACTTTTCGTGCAATGTAGATAATACGAGTGGCAACATCCTGCTTGAATGGACGAACGGTCAAGAATACGACAATATTATAATCATTTGTGGAAGTGACACAATAACCTTAGATGGCAACGCTACATCGTATACATATGAAAATAATGTAAGTGGAAAACTCCTCTTTGAAATAAAGTCAACTTTTGGCGTCCACGAAACAATGTCAACATTTTGTGAAACTGATATTCCACAAATACATCCTGTTGAGCTATTAGTAACTGAAGTTGACCATGACACAGGAGATATCACACTAAATTGGGAAAATGGCAGCGCATATGATAAAATAGAAATTAAATGTGGCAAAAGTATTATAGACACAATTGATGGTAGCGACACATCATATTTATATGTGAATGAAATATATGGAATTTTTGATTTTCAACTATTTTGCTATAGCGGATTTCAAATGTGTACATCAGAGATTATAGAAGAAAGTGTTGGCAGACTAGTTTGGGATGAAGACATTAGTGGTGTTGTAACAGGGTATCATGTTTATATTTGGAATGCCAATGATGAACAGCCAACTAACGATCCAGAAAATGCAGTTTGTTCTATAGGGGTTATGAATACAATCACACTATTAGAACTTTTTAATATGGGAGCGATGCCTGTAACTGGCGAAGAAACTGTTGATTTAAAAATTGCTCTTACATCGCACGATGATAATGGAAATTTCTCAGCGTTTTCAAATATTGTAGACTGCACATGGACAACATTGCTGTCGAATGAGGTAAAATAATGGCATATGTAAGCCTACATGCACATACAAGCTATTCGTATTTGGACTCTTGTCTTAGGATCAAAGACTATGTTAAAAAAGTCAAGGCATTAGGGCAAAACGCTTGTGCGATAACAGATCACGGAAACATCAGCGGAGCTCTAGAATTTTACAAGGAGTGCAAAAAGCAGGGGATTAAGCCGGTTATTGGCTGTTGTTTACCTGGACAAATTATATATACAAAAGATGGCCCGAAACCTATAGAGAAAGTAACAACAGATGATTATGTTATTACACATAACGGTAGGTTTAAAAAAGTATTAAGGACTATGACTCGTGATTACAATGGTATAATATATGGAATTGATCCATGGGTTAATGAAAAAATGTGGTTAACAAACGAACATCCTGTTCTAATCACTTATAATACAAACGAAACAAAATGGATTCGTGCGGATGAAATATGCTTTGGACAGGAAAAATATAAGAATGGAAGTCCTAAAAAAATAAATAACAAATTATGGAAATCGTATATTAATATCCCCACAAAATATAAATTTGCAAAAAAAGATAGTTTCCATATGTCAGAATTTTTGAATATAACAGACAAACAATATATCATCAAAAGCTCAAAAATTGCCATGAGAGCATGGAAAAAGAATGGTATATCTGATTGCAAAAATTCGCAATCGCATTGGATAAATACAGAATTTAAATTAGACTACAATTTCGGAAGACTTTGTGGGTTATTTTTGGCAGAAGGCTCATATTATTCTATAAATAATAAACTTACTGGCATTAGTTTTACATTTAACATTGATGAAAACGAATATGTTAATTTTGTATTGTCAATGATCAATAAATGCTTTGGAGTTACTGGTAACGCTAAGAAAAGAAAAGGCAAAAACACATACGACATTACAATTTCATCTACTATAATAGCTGAATTGTTCTATAAGTTATTCGGAAAATATTCATATGGTAAATATATAAATGCGAAAATATTATATATTGATAACAATAAATTCCATCGAGGCATATTAGATGGAGTATGTCAAGGAGATGCTAAAACTACAAAACAATTTAATGTTTTAAAATTATCTAATAAAAAATTGATGTATACGCTAAAACATCTATTCGCAAAATTTGGTCAGACTATAAATATTTTAGAATCACATCCAAAGGGGAAAAGTTGTCAAAAGCATGTTGCATTCTACGCACATATTTCCAATAAGGAAACAAAAGGAAAGTATTCAATAGTAGAAAATGACTATATTAAATGCCCAATTAAAAATATCGACAAAAAACAGTACAATGGTCCGGTGTACAATATAGAGGTAGAGCATGACAACTCATATTTGTCCAGTTTTGCAATCCATAATTGTGAATTTTATTGCGTGGAAGATAACAAAGATAAAGAGCGCAAATCATATCATTTGATTGCACTTGCGATGAACAACAAGGGTTGGGAGAATATAGTTAAGCTGACAACATATGCAAATACTCCATTGAATAAGGGTGGCGGCTTTTATTATAAGCCAAGAATAGATCTGCCAACGCTATTTAAGCACAAAGAAGGGGTTATTATTCTTACTGCCTGTGTTGGA